GTTAGCGGCTGCCTCGATCTCGTCGATACTCATTGGCTTATGCCGTCTCGACCAAACGGATACACGCGCCTGGGCGAGTGTTGAGGATGATCGGGTTGGACTGGGCCTCCAGCTCCACGCCCTTGCCATGCTTGAGGCGATCGGTGCTGGAGTAGAACGGCAGGCCAATCGTGTTGACAGCCTCGACGTAATCGGCCGGCGCATAGTGCGCGAGGAACATGTCCGGCACGCCCATCGGGATCACGACAGCCTCGCCAGTAGCGACAAAGGGCTGGCCGGCGACATTGCCCACGGCGCGCTCCCAGGTGATGCCACCGAACTCGAAGGCATCGCGGCCATCGCCGCGCAGCTTCTCGCTCTGCTGATTGAGATACGCCTCGCGCACGTTCGGGTGGCTGATCAGCTTGCGCCAGTAGCTACGCCCACAGAACGCATGCGCGCCGGTAAACGGCAGCATCTTGAGCGCGTCCTCGATGCCCTCAAGCACGTCCAGCGCCTTGCCCTGCACGCTGGTGCTGTCAGTGTTGAGCGCCATCTTGACGGTCTTTTGCTCGATGCCAAAGGCGCTATAGAGATCCGTCAGCGCGGTCTTGCCGTCAGCGTCCAGAATCTTGCCTTTCAGCGCGCCCATGCGCTGCCACTCGAGGGTGGCGTCGATACGGCGCGCCATCCGGCCCAGCTTCGTATTGACCACTTGCTGAACGCCCTCAAGCTGGTCTTCGCTGCCGAAGGCGCGAACGTTCTGCACTTCATCCGCGAGGATGGTGTCAGTCACCGGCAGGTGTACCGCATTGAAGGTGACGCCGGTGCGCTTGTTGCGCTTGAGCGGGTCCGCCGGTGCGCCACGCTCGCCAGCCGGCACCAGCGCCAGAGTGTCGCCATCCTTCTCGACGGTGGCGGTGGTAGTGGCAATGCCGGTTTCTTCGAAGATGCCCAGCTGGCCCAGGCGGGACGGCACGTAGTCGGCTTCGTTGATCGAGGCCGTCAGGCTGCCGATAGAGAAGATGTCAGAGGAGAAAATATCAGCGGGCATGTCGCCCTCCTTGAGATGTCGGGTACGGTCGGGGTCGTGCGCTAGAAACGACTACGCCGCCCAGTGGGCGGCGCATCAGATGGCGATGATCTGGCGAGGCTTATGGCGTCTCCTGCACGGTTTCACCGCCGGAGAGCACTGGGCCAGCCGGCAGCTCGACACCGCGCAGGATGATGCCGGCCTCCATGAGCGAGGCATTCATCGCGCCCAGCTGGTCATCGGTCATGTCGGCCGCCCAGGTGACACCGGTGCCATTCACCTCGCAATCGCGCACATGCGCGACAGCCGGCACCGGCCCATCAGTAGCGTCTGCCGGCCCATAGAGGATGCCAGCAGCGATCTCGGTGCCATCGCTGGCAGTCGGGGCATGCGCCACGTAGGTGCCGTCAGCGGTCATGGCCAGCACGGTGCCGGCCGCCAGTGCGCCAGAGGCCAGGACAATCGACTCGCGCGAGCGAGAGCCGGCAGCCTCGGAAAGTACGTGCTCGCCGGTGCGGGCCGGCTCGGTGTGTTGAATCGGGGTCATGATGCTCTCCAGGTGGTGCGGTTAGGATGCGCTGCGCGCGCGGCGGCGGGCATAGATGCCCTGGGTGTCGATGCCGGCACGCTGGCCACCCTCGGGCGAGTGGCTGGAATGCACGCCGGCGCTCGAGGCAGCGGCCACGTCGAAAACGTATTCGCGGGCGGTGTCGGTCTGCATGTCGCTGGCGACCAGCTTGGCGAGCAGCTGGTGCTGGCCGGTGGTGGTGCAGGTGTCGATGATGGCGACCACGCGCTCGCGCTCAGCCGCGACAGCCTCGCGCTGCAGGGCAGCGGTGTCAGGTGCCGGCGAGGTGGCCGGCTTGTCGCGCCAGGCGAGGATCTGATCGCCCAGCTCAGCGGCTCGGGCCTCGGCCTGGGCCGGCTCGATGTCGAAGGCCAGCGCCAGGGCATCGGCGGCGCTCATGGCGCTGGGTGCCGGTGCCGGCTGCGCCGGTGCGCGCTGCTGCTCGAGGTGATGCTGGGCAGAGCGTCCGGCAGCGGCCAGGGCGCGGGAATAATCGCCAATCGAGGCGGCCGCCTTGAGGTCAGTATCCACGGCGTCGATCAGCCCCAGCGCCATGGCGTCCTCGCCAGTCATCCAGGTTTCTGCGCGCATCGCCTCCTGGATCTCGACGCGCCGCGGCTCGCCGGCACGCGCGACGAATAGCTCCAGGATGCCATTGCGGATGGTGTCGAGATCATCCGCGAGCTTGCGCATCTCGGTGGCGTTGCCCATGGCGACGGTCCACGGGTCGTGGATCATCAGCAGCGAGCCGGTGGCCATCTCGCGGCGATCCCCACCCATGGCGATGGTCGCGGCGATAGAGGCGGCGATGCCTTCCACGCGGGTGGTTACCTGGGCCTTGTGGCCGCGCAGATAGTTGGCGATGGCGATGCCATCGGCCACGTCGCCGCCTGGCGAGTTGATATGCACGGTGAGTGTCTCGACATCGCCCAGCGACGCGATCGCGTTGATAAACGCGCTGGCCGTGGTGCCGTCACCGCTCCACCAGTCGATGCCGATCTGGTCATTGATCCACACGTCAGCGTGACGGCCATCAGCGGCCGCCTGTACTTCAAACCATTTCATGGTGATTCCTCATTGGTCGGGGTCGGCGTCAGGGTCTGGGTCGTTCGCTTGCGCGGTGCCGTTCTTGGCCACGCGGCGCGGGTCGGAATCGAGCACCAGCCCCTGGTCATCTGCGCTCACGTTGCCGCGCGCGATCTCCTTGTCGAGCTGATCGAGCGACCAGCCGCGCTCTGCTGCCGCCTCGCCGCGAGGCTTGAAGCCGGCGCGCACTTCCATCAGATCGGCGGTGACCTCCTTCACGGGGTCCACCCACTGCCATTTAGGCGCGATCCAGTCGATGGCCAGCAGATCCGCGCGGCGGCGTGCGTAGTCGGGAATGACCAGCGCCCCGCTGCTGACGGCGGTATCGAGCCACTTGGCCGCGATGGGCCGGCACCACTTGTGGATCACCAGATCGGCCTGCAGCATCTCAGCCCGCCGGCGGAACTCCAGTAGCCCCGCGCGGATCGAGGAATAATTGACGCCCTGCAGATCGCCGGTCAGCTGCTCATGCGTCAGGCCGGCACCGCGCGCCACCGCATGCATCTCGGTGCGCAGCCAGTTGGTGTAGCTGCTGCCAATGTCGGGCGGGTCGGAGAATGTCACCTCCTCGCCATCCTCGAGGTAGTGGATGCCGCCAGGCTCGAAGGCGTCGATACCCTCGCCGCCCTCGCCATCCTCGACATGGGTGCCGTGGGTGCCAAAGAAGGGCCCTTCATCCTCGGGGTCGGCATCGGCCTTGCGCTTGACGAATGCCCCGAACAGCTGCGCCAGTTTCTGGCGCGCGAGGGTGGCATCCTGCATGGCGTCGATTTCATAGAGTCTGACGATCACGCTGGTCAGCTCAGGCACGCCGCGCAGCTGGCCAGGGCGGGTACGCCGGAACAGGTGCAGCACCTGATCGGCCGGCACCGGCACGCGAGTATTGATCTGCGCGGTCAGCTTCTCGGCAGGATGGTAGCGCCAGAGATGGTAGGCGCGGCGCTGGCCTATGCCGTCCATCTCGATGCCCATTTTGATCACGCGGCCGCTGAGGGTGGTGGAGTGGCTGGCGTCCAGGTGGTCGGCCTCGATCACCTGCAGCTGCAGCGGCACGCTCAGCCCATCGCTGAGGCGGCGATAGCGGAAACGCCCCAGCACCTCGCCGGCCTCGAACTGACTGCCAATCGCCAGCGCCTGCAGGCCATAAAAGGAGTCGAGGCCATCGGCGTCAGCCTCGCCGGCCCAGCGGTCCCACAGCGCCTGAATCTCAGGATCTGACCACTGGGGTCTGATGCCGGTGCCCACCAGGTTGGCCACGTAGCTCTCGCGCGCGCCGCTGGCGTAGGCGTTATTGCGCACCGCATGGCGCGAGCGCGACTTGAGCAGCGGCAGCGAGTGAGCAATGGCGGCATTGGGGCCGGTGGTGGTCACGCCCCGCCCCGCCATGCGTCGGCCCTGGCTTGCCCCTTCGTAGGCGCTCGCCTTGATCCCCA